ATGAATATCATGGAAGGTAATGAATTATTAAATTTTATTGATAGTAGGTATTTCCATTGGTTGGAATATGCTATCTACAAAAGTAAGCAATATCATATTGAAGATGAGGCCGAGGATATTTTATATAAAGTCATTTGTGAACTTTTAGAAAAGAAAAATGATTCCCGGTTGATTGATTTCATGCACGAAAAGAAAAAGAATGGAACGACGCTTGACTTTTATGTTCTTGGTGCCATAAAATATAAAGTGCTTCAATGGCAGACTTTTCACCAGCTGAAGTCTTCCCGTAAAAAGATTGGATTTGTGCTTTGCGAGTCTTTGCCCGTCGATTGCATGAGTTATGATCCGCAAGAAAAGTCTTTAAGTCAACAATTGCAGGATTTCCATGATTGGGTCATTGACCTTCTGAATCGGTTGGATATACCTTCGAATTATCGGCAACTTTTCATATTTTATTACATGGAGTGCTGTCCTGTAAAGGATTGGGAGGGACCGGAATCTATAGCTACGCGTTATCGAATACTGGAGAGAGTGCTCGATCTCGTTCGGCAAGAATTAAAAAAAGCCATGAAAATGTGAGAATATTTTGGTAATCCGGCATTTTAATGGAAAGCGAACCGGTGAATTATTCACTGACAGGGGATAGATAATCGGAACGATTTTTAGTAAACATTTTTAATAACCATTAATTTTAAAAATTATGTCAGAAAGAAGTATTGCAATTGGAGTTGCTTCCATCGGTTACGGGGAAGCGGTTAACGGGGTGGTACCGGCATCATACACCCGGTTGCGAGATATTTACAAAGGTTCCGTGGCGTTTAATTTTGCCGATGCGAATCAAGTGAAGATCGAGGTGGAAGGGCGAGAAGATCCCCTAGCGATCATCAACCGCAAGGGGGATGCCGACAGTATCGAGTTTTCTATTCCTTCACCGACTACTGACGAGCTGGTCACTTTTTGTGGCGGGACAAAAAACGGTGATAAATGGGAGGCTCCCAACAGTGTCGAGACGATCAATAAAGCATTCTGTATCGCCACCCAGCCTTACGAGGGGAAATACGTGGAGTACACCATTGTCAACGGGGCTGTTTCGGCCAAGATCAGCCAGGCACCGGGCAGCGAACAAACCGATCTGTTGTTGGTGAAAGTGACCCGTCAATCGGCCATTGCCGCTGATGGAAGCTTGAAACCGTCCTTTATCCGTGAGGTGAAGACTGTGAACCCACAAGCCTAAACCGGTAAAAGGATGCCAAAAGTAGCGATACCGGGGCATCCTTTTTTAATTCACGATTCGTGATTTTAGATTAGGAGATTCCGGCTGCGCAAGGCCAACGCTTTTTTAATCTAAAATCTTAAATTTAAAATTTAAGATCTAAAATTAGTACATGGGCATAAAACAGATTATCGCGTTAGAGAGCGACACCGTTAGTGAGAGTACAATTCGTATTCCTTTCGAGTTCGCGTGTCTCGATTCCGTGCCGGAAGGAAAACGGGTGGACAAATATATCACGATTACGCCGCTTACCGTGCGTTCGTGGTTCCGGTTGAAACCTTTGTTGTTGGCTATTGATCCGGAGGATTTGGAGGTGATCGTGGGAAACGGGGATGGGACGTTTGATCCGAGGGTGCCGGAAGTTATGGGAAAATATGATGAGCTTATTCTTTCCGTCATTTGTATTGGGTTGCACAATAAGAAAAGCGATCCTCCTGCATGGTTCCGGGAAGTGCTGAAGGATAATTGCACGTGGGAGGACACCCGTATCTTGTTGAATGCCGTTCTGTTTCGGGTCGGCTACAACCCTTTTTACAAATCTATCATGACACTAAAGAACATGAGCCCGTTGAACGAGGCGGAGATCATAGCCGCCCGAAAAAATCTAAAAAGCTGGATAATCCAGTAAGTAGTTTCATGTTTCTCGTGAACGTGAGGGAAGCTTTCGGTTACACGCACGAGCAGACATTAAACAGTAGTTATGCCTTGATCATGGGTATGTTACAGGAATATACTTATATGTGTAACGAGCGTAACCGGATTCTATACGGGGACGAAGATGAAGATGAGGGATACGAGTGGGTGGAACTTGTGGATTTCACTACCGGGGAACCTCGACGTTACAGGAAATATATGGATGCGAAAAGCCGGATATAACTATTTAAATGTACAGAATATAAAGATTTGTTGCGAAGTTACACAACTTTTTTTTTACAGCCGAATGAAATTTTATTATCATCATTCGGTTGTATTATTTCTTCAATTTGCCGTTGAGACGTTCTTGCTCATAGTTTGTAATCTTTATTGAGAGCAGTTCTTTAATACGACTTCTAATCTTGGATTCATTCCTGCATTATGTTCACGTTTCCTTCTTAGAATGCCTGCACATCCAGCTTGGGAAATATAAAGTTTTTCATCTGGGTTAGTATCTACAATGTCAAGCATATTGGTTAGAACAAAATCATAGCACGAAGTAGATGCATTTAGATATTGTCCTCCAACATATGTGAATTCGTCAAGCAAGTATAGAGTGTAATTTTCATTTATAATACTTGGAGTTGGTAATTCAATATGAGCTATATGGTTATTATCATTTACCTCTGCCAGTAATCTGTTCATTATCCATCTGATTACAGGTACAGCCCAAGAATTTCCTGTTGCTTGATATCTATTGGTTAAACGAGGGCTAGCAATGGCTGTATAATCATCAGGAAAACCCATAAGTCTTTCACACTCAATAGGAGTAAGGCGTCTTAGTCGACCATTTTGAGAAATAAACAAAGAGCCATTGAAGGCAGCCGCATTGCCATTCCATTTTGTACCGTATGCTGCATATAAGCAGTCAGAGTAACATCTGAAAACTTCAATGTCATGACCATTTATTTCTCTACGAAGTTCACGAATTACATCCTGATTTATCTCTGGTTCTTGTTCGCCAAATAAATTCATTACTACTTGTTGGCGAGGTTCTCGCAATTTGTAAGGGTCTTGAAATTGATGTCCTATTTCGAATAGGACATTTTCGGGATGAAAGTCAAGACCGCCACCTAATACATAAACCCTTTTACGTTGTTGTGGTACGCCAAAATACTTGGCATCAAGAACTCTCCAAGCTATATTTCTAATAGGACCATGAAGAATGCCTGATGATTTAAATTTTGACACTTTTACAGGCTCGTCAAGGCCTGCCAATCCGGCTAAAAAGCATCCAAATGCGTTGGTTTTATCCGTTAATGCACCTTCCACGTTTTCCCAGAAAAAGACGGCACGTCCTTCTCCACATTCCTCTCGTTTTTCATCTATAGCATCAATTATATCAATGTATTTAAGAGTAAGTTGACCTCTTTCGTCATTGACCCCATTCCGCCATCCAGCAAGAGAAAAGGCTTGACAAGGGGTTCCGCCTACCAATAAGTCCGGAGTCGGGATTTGGGCATTTTGAATCATCTCGGGGATATTGGTCATATCTCCAAGATTTGGATGTTCCGGGTATTGTAGCTCTAAAAATCTCTTCGGGTATTCTGCTATTTCAGATAGCCACAAGGGATTTACTCCTAAAGGTGTAAGAGTAAAACTTGCAGCTTCAATACCAGAACAAACACTTCCAAAATTATGTATGGGCATACTTACACTTTCTTATTAATCATTTTACGCCATAATTCAATATCATACCAAGGACAACCTTTACAACCTTTTTCAGCAGCTTTACCTACAGTCGGTATTTGGGGATCCCATCGTTCTGTTCCTTCATAAAAATAATTAATACCATATATGGTACCTCTTATACCTTTCTGGAAACAATTTCTACAGACCTCACGTTTTTGTTGATTTCTTTGATTGTCCAAGAGTTGGAATTTTTCTATTATTTGCGCATCTGTCATTTCCATAGAATTTTCAGCTTTGGTTTCTTTGTCCCATCTTACTTCTGAAAATTTATGGTCTGGTATTAAGGATTTTGCTGATGTTTCTCTTGCTTCAAAAGCATTTCTTTGTTTTAATAGACGGATGACTCTTGCCTTAAACTGTTTGGTAAAGGTTTCATACCCCATTTCTTTATATTTAGGGAAAGGCAACAACGTACTTGTTGTTTTTTCTCTACCATACTGTACGATAGCTATGGTGTAACCACTATCCTTCAAAGATTGCAATCTCCTTTGCAGATTAGGGTTTGGAGGCAACTCTGTTTTATTATTACATTCCTTCAAGCTAAAAAGAGGAAGCAACACGTACGGGGTAACTATCTCACTCGCTTTTTTCCCACGTGCTTCTTTGTCTGCATTTTGCTTTTTTTTAGCCTCTATGTCTGCAAGACACTCTTTTTTTTCTTTTTTTACCCAAGAATCCATCCAATCCTTTGTAAAGTATTTTTTGACAGACCTCAAATAATCTGCAATATCCTTTTCGTTCTTTAACTCGAGTCCAGTCCTTCTATAAATATATGGCACAATTGTTGTCCAAGAAAAATCATCATCTTGAATAAATTGTGTACGAATATAGAATTCACTTGCTTTCGTATTGTCTAAAAAAACGAATACGTTTATATTAGACCCTTCTAAATAATGCCGGATTTCCTCTAGGCTTAATTCTATATGATTGACGCTCATTATTTACTCTTTTTTGAAATTATGTCTAAAATATCACTTTTGTTGATTGGATATAAAATCCCATCATACTTTGCATAAATCTCAACTTCATCCTTTTCACGAAAAAGTTCAACCACATCCACGTTCAAATTCGTGGCGATTTTCTTTAGAGTGTCTAAAGTCGGTGAGATATTTCCATTGAGATAATTGCTCAAATTTGACTGGCTAATACCAGAACTTTGAGCGAACTCTTTTAGTGTAATTCCTCTTTGGGCAAGTATTTCCTTTAATCTCAAATCCATTTTTTAGTGAATTAGGATACAAAGTTAATAATTATATTGCTAGAAATACTAATTTTTAATTTGCAATATATTAAATGTAAGATAAAGTTTTGTTTTAATTATCTTATTTAGTAATTTTGATGCCTAAAATTATTAAATATAGCAAGCATGAAATTAAGTAATTCAATTCGTCAAGCACTATTGACATTATTAAACCAAAACATAATAGTGGCCTCGTGGGGGCTATCAAACATTTGTATCAAAGAGTCCTATATTTGTTTTTCTGTTGAAGGTTTTAAGTATAAAGGAAGTGTTGTTATATCTGAATTCAATGATGGATATAAGGTAATAATGAACAAGCATACTTTATTCTGTAAACTTGATTCTCTTGTTATCAATCTTGATGAGTTTATAGAGAAGACAACAAATTACGAAAATCGAATAGATGCTTTGTTGGATATTTAGCTAAATCAAATTCAGGTTAGTGAAATAATACCCACAGAAACTGATGGCATTTGTCCAAGCGAGTTAAAAATCAATAAAATTTGAATCTTTATTTTTTAGAATGTACCATTAAAGGTTGATTATGACCATATTTCTGATTTATTATTTGCAAAATTTTGGATACTACCGTTCCGGATTAGAATTACTATTCTTGATGTTGCTTTATGACTTTTTCAAGTTCTTTCATGATTTTCTTTTGCCTTTTCTCCTTGTATTTTTGTTGTTTCTCAGCGTTGGCAAGATATATCCTGTATTTAAAATCGTATTTTTTTAGTTCACCATTGACTTCAATCGGGATGATTAAACGGATGTAATAATCTTCACCTGTTATTTTTATGATTTTAGGGTTAATGAGGCTTGTTACTTTATTATGAGCAAAATATGTTTCACTAAATATTGATTCGGGAGCAATTTTTTCTTTGTAAGGTGGATAATATTTAAGAGAAAGATCTTTTTTATTGACAAATAGAATACTTCCACTTATTTTACAAGCTACGAACGAACAATCTCGCCAGTAAACAATCATATCATTTTTTGTCTTGTTTTCAATGGAAATTGTCCAAATGGAATAATGATCTGGAATGATTTCGAATTTGATATCCTTATCTTCATAGTCTAAATCGTCAGCCTCTTCACGTTCAATATAACAATCCCGTACGATATATTTATATACAGCTTTATTCTTTGCTAGTTGAGCTTCAGACTTCAAGGATGTAACCGAGAATAAGATTAGAAATATAAAAAATGATTTCATGTTATGCCCCTTTTGTTTTATTTATACAAAGGTAGTGAATATTTTAATTTGATATGTGTAATTATGAAATAATAAATTGATAATAATGCAAAATAGTAATATTGTCGATTTGTTGTAGTAATGCAGTTAAAAGATTTGCATTTCTTTTTGAAAATATGAGAAAAAATGGTGTATCTCATATTTTAATAGAAAAGAATAACGATAACAATGGTATAATATGGGAATTATAGACAAAGAAAGTGCCATGAACTTGGCGTTAGGAGTAACCACCACAAATTCTTCTGAGGAGGAACGTGTTTCGCTTATGCCGTTAGGAGATATTGAAGATAGTAAAAAAGAGTTGGAACGTCTTCGGGGTATCTACCAAAAGTTTGCGGATGATTTGAAGGCGATTCATGATAAGGCGAACCGGGAGATTATGGAATTGCAAGCTGCTCAACTTCGAGCGTCAGCGGAGGGTGAAATTACACGTATTCAGGAATGGACTTACTGTGTTTGACGTTTTTTTATGATTTTTGTAATTGTTTTCATGATTTTCTTTTGCCTTTTCTCCTTGTATTTTTGCTGTTTCTCTGCATTGGCAAGATATATCCTGTATTTAAAATCATATTTTTTTAGTTCACCATTCACTTCAATCGGGATTATTAAACGAATGTAATAATCTTCACCCGTTTTTTTTATGATTTTAGGGTCAATGATGTATTCTCGTTTATTATGAGTAAAATACGTTTCACCCAATATTGATTCGGGAGCAATTTTTTCTTCGTAAGGTGGATAATATTCAAGAGAAAAATCTTTCGAGCTAACGAATAAGATACTTCCACTTATTTTATTGACCACGAATGAACAATCCCGCCAGTAAACAATCATATCATTTTTTGTCTTATTTTCAATGGAAATTGTCCACTTGGAGTAAGTGCTAGAAATAATTTTGAACTTGATGTCCTGATCTTCGTGATTAAACGTCTCTGCATTTATCCGTTCAATGTAACAATCTGTTTCCCTATAAGTTGCTTTTTTATTATTTACTAGTTGTGCTTCAGTTGTTAAGGATGTAACCGAGAATAAAATTAGAAATATAAAAAATGATTTCATGTTATGTTCCTTTTGTTTTATTTATGCAAAGGTAGTGAATATTCCAATTTGAAATCTGTAATTTATGAATTAATAAATTGATTGTATTGCAAAATAGTGGTATTGTTGATTTGTTGTGATCGTGTGACTAAAATATTTGCATTTCTCTTAGGAAAAATGAGAAAAAATGGAGGATCTCATATTTTAATAGAAAAGAGTAACGATAATAATGGAACAATATGGGAATTATAGACAAAGAAAGTGCCATGAACTTGGTCATGGGAGTATCTACAACAAATTCTTCTGACGAGGAAAGTGTTTCGCTTATGCCGTTAGGGGATATTGAAGATAGTAAAAAAGAGTTGGAACGTCTTCGGGGTATTTACCAGAAGTTCGCAGATGATTTGAAGGCGATTCACGATAAGGCAAACCGGGAGATTATGGAATTGCAAGCCGCTCAACTTCGAGCGTCAGCGGGGACGAAATATACGTTTTGGATTAGAATTACTATTCTTGATGTTGCTTTATGACTTTTTCAAGTTCTTTCATGATTTTCTTTTGCCTTTTCTCCTTGTATTTTTGCTGTTTCTTTGCGTTGATGAGGGATACTCTATATTTAAAGTCGTATTTTTTCACTTCACCATTCACTTCAATCGGAATTATTAAGCGGATATAATAATCCTCTCCTGTTTTTTTGATGATGCGATTATCAAGAATAAAGCGTCCTCTTAATGTCGTGTTAGTACATTCTTTCTCAATATAGGAATGTGGTGCGATGATTTCTTCTGAAGACAGGAAAGATATGCAATCTAAATTAAGATAATACATAAAGCTTGCACTTTGCTCGTTAACGACAAATAAAGCTTTATCCCATAAAATTGTCATTTCTTGATGAGTCTTATTTTCTATTTTAATTTCACACCATGTTAACTCTGGTCGTATATTAAATTTTATGTTATTGTCTTCATAATTAAAATTTTCTGCATTTTCACGTTTAATGCAGCACCCATAAGTCATGTATATTGCTTTTTGATCCTTTACAGGTTGTGCCTCTGATCTTGTAAATGTGAATATAAAGAAGACTAAAAATAAAAGAATTGATTTCATGTTACTTCTCTTTTTATTATAACAAAGGTAGTTAATATTTCAATTTGATGTCTATAATTATGGAATAATAAATTGATTATATTGCAAAATAGTGATATTGTTGATTTGTTGTAATCCTGTAACTAAAATATTTGCATTTCTCTTTGGAAAAATGAGAAAAAATGGAGGATCTCATATTTTAATAGAAAAGAATAATGCTAAATATAGAATCTTATGGGAATTATAGACAAAGAAAGTGCCATGAACTTGGCATTGGGTGTATCTACAACAAATCCTTCTGATGAAGAAAGCGTTTTGCTTATGTCATTAGGAGGTATAGAAGACAATAAAAAAGAGTTGGAGCGTCTTCGGGTTATCTATCAAAAGTTTGCTGATGATCTAAAGGCGATTCAAGATAAGGCAAACCGGGAGATTATGGAATTGCAAGTTACTCAACTTCGGACATCAGTGGAGGGTGAGATTGTACGTATTCGAGAATCAATGACGATCGTCCGGAATGAAGAGACGGCCAGTATTGAGGCTTTGCGGGATAAGATGTTGAAATTACCTCAGGGATGGGAGGTAATTTGGGCGGTTGTAGGTCAGTTAACGACAAAAAATACTGAGGATTTGATTACGACTTTGAAAAAAGAAGTAGAGCAGTTGGCTTTAGCAGGGAAACTGACTGCAGATACAAAAAAGGAGTTATTGGAAAAATTGAATAAAGTTGTTTTACCAGTAGAAGATGAGGGACCTTTTAAAAGATTGAAAGATTCAATGTCGGATTTGTTTAGAAGTATGGGGAGTGGGGTTGAAATGACTAAAGGTAAATGGGAGAAACTGGGAAAATCCCTTGGCGAATGCTCCGCCATTGCTACTCAAGCTTTATCTGGTATTAGTCAAATAGGAGGGGCTTTTGGGATGAGTAAGGAGGCGCAGGCAACTTTCGATCAGGTTAGCGGGATGGTTTCCGGGATGGGGAATATGGCGAAAGGGTTGGTGTCAGGTGATGTTTCGTGTATAATTAGCGGGGGAGTGGGGATGATCACGAGTGCCACGAAATTGTTCGATTTCAAAACGAAGAAAGCGGATAAAGAGATCAAAAAGCACGCGGAGAACCTGAAGAAATTAAAGACGGAATATGATGGGTTGGCCCGGGCTGCAAGTCAAGCATTGGGTACGGAAGAGTACGAAACGAAGGTGGATCAGATTGCTAATTTGGAAAAGCAGAAAATTGAAGTCGAGGGGCAGTTAAGGGCGGAGGATAGTAAGAAGAGGAAGAAAAAAGATAAGGGGAAAATAGAGGAGTATAAAAAGGCGATCACTAGCTTGGAGAATCAGATCGCGGATTCGAAACAAAATATTATCGATGAATTGATGACGACTGATTTGAAGTCATTTGCTTCCCAGTTGGGTTCAACTCTGGTGGATGCCTTCTCGCAGGGAACCGAAGGTATTGACGCTATCATGCAGGGCAAGGTTGATACCTTGATTAAGAATATGCTTGCAAAACAATTGTCGATGAAGTTAATTCAAAAATCGTTACAACCTGTGTTCGATGCGGCGGAGAGGTTTACAGCCGAGGAATCGGAGGAAGGAGTTAATTTCAGTACCGGGGAGATCCGGCAAATCAAGGGACTTTTAGAGTCGAGTATGTCCTCGATCAGTGCCCAGAGCAAAGAGTGGGTGCAGATGATGACCGATATGGGGCTGGTGGTGAACAAGGATATGTCGAGTCGGGTGCAGGAGGTGACCGGGCAATTGCAGGCGGCTATGACGGAAGGTACGGCGAGTCAGCTCGTGGGACTTTGGAACATGACGGCCTCGGACGTGCGGGCCATCCGGGATTGGTTGTTGACGGGGACTGTGACCGTACCGGAATCTCCTTTTAACATGACGCAAATGATCGAGTTACAGAACGAGATCGCGGTGAATACCCGAGTAACCGCCCAAAGCACGACAGCCACGATGCACGAACTTGGACGGGTGAACCAGCACTTGGAATCAATCGACCGGAACACGAGGGGGTATGCGGGGAGGGGGAGATGAAAGATAAAAACTAAAAGATAAAGACTAAAAGATGAAAGATAAAGGAAATTTAGAATGAAAAAGATTCCGTGATTGCCGATTCGATGATTGGGTGATTAAAATCACTTAATCGAAAATCATTAAATCACTTAATCGATAGGATCTAAAATTTAAAATCTAAAATTTAAAATTAATATGGTGTTTTTAAAGGAAGAATTGTTGGCGGGAGCCGGGTTGGTACAGGGATGTGCTGACGGGATGGCGCAACTGGCGGCGGCGGGGGATAAGGAGGAGATGTTGCAGTGCTATTGGGATCGGATAGATTTTTGTCTGGCGAAGAATTTCCCGACAAAGGAGTATTTGAAGGAGCATTTTGACGGGATGTTACACGAGAGAGGAATTTATATTGACGAACGGGTGGAGATTGCGGGGGGAAATGCCGTGTTGCTGGGGACGTGCGAGGCGGAGTGTGGCGTGGAGAAGTACGCGGTGAGCCGCCTGTACGTGAAGCATGATTCGCGGGTGGTGATTCGGGCGAGGGATCATGCTTTCGTGATGGTGGATGCGCTGGATGATGCGGCGGTAGAGGTGCATTGCGAGGGCGAGTCGAAAGTGGTGGTGAACCTGTACGCCCGGGCCACGGCGGTGGCGGACGGGGACGGTTACGCGAAGGTGGTACATAAAAACAAGGAAACGTATGATTTATAAGTTTGATACGATTGATGTGACCGCTTACGGCGTGTTGCCCATGCGGGGTGATGGTGGCGTGGCGGTGAGCGGGTTGTTCGATTTCCCGAAGCGCAAGGGGGAGATCGAGCGGAACTGGGGCGACGGGGTGGAACCTTATCTTGACGGGAAGGACTTGGAATATGACGGGCGGACGATCGGGTTGAAGTTCGTGATGGCGGATGCGGCGAACATGGAGCGTTTCCGGGAGGCGGCAGTGGCTTGTCGGCGATTGGGGACGGAGTTGGGGAATTTCGACGTGGTGATGGCGGATGAGGTTGGCGTGGAACGGGTGGACGACAAGTTGCTGAAACTCGATCTGAAGTTTCGGGAGCCGCACGTGGAGTTCGAGGAGTTGACCCTTGCGGGAAGCGGGGACGGGAATATCAGGGTGGACGACTTCAATCTGGCCCGGGATTTCGGAATAACGGTGACGGCGGTGAAAGGCGACCTGAAAGTCCCGAAACGGATAGAGGTAAGCACGACGGCCCCTTACCTGAACACGGCTTTCCGGGAAAATCCGGCGCTCTCGCTAGAGTGCGTGATGCGGGCAGGGAATTTGAAGGAAGTTGGGGCGAGGATGAGGCAGTTCCATGCCTTGTGGCGGCTGCCCGGGGTTCGGGTGTTGCGTTTGGCGAACGGACGGGAGCGAGGCGTGTTCGTGAAGGACGGTTTTAGCGTGAGTATCGTGAGTGACGGGGTGGTGAAATTTACTTTAAACGTGATAGAATATGATCGAAATTTATCGGAAGATCAATAAGGAAGAGACGCTCGTGGCGAGTGTCCCGGATGACAACGCCACGTTGGAAAGAACGTTGATGGGGGCGGACGAGGTGACGTTGAGCGTGACCGTGAGCGAGCCGCTCGATCTTCGGGTGGGCGATTATGCCCGCTTGGAGGGTAGTAGTTACACGATCAACCGGGCGCCCGACCTCGTGAAGGCCTCGGCGGTGGAGTTCCGGTATGACTTGGTGTTGGAAAGTCCCCTGTACAATTTGCTGGACAAGATTTATATCTCGGACGTGCAGGGACTGAGCCGCTTCTCGTTGTCGGGGACGTTGAACGATTTCGTGGAGCTTTTGCTGATGAATATTAACCGGGACGATTTCGACCCGGGGTGGACGTGGGCCACGGACAAGGGCGATCACCCGGTGACGGTGGTGACGGAGCGGAAGAATCTCAGTTTCGACAACACGACGTGCCGGGATGTGCTGAACCGCTTGGCGGACGAGTTCGGGGTGGAATACGTGGTTCGTGACCGGACGATCGCGTTCTACGAACGGGTGGAAAACGCCACGAGCCTCGTGTTCGAGCAGGGACGGGGGAAAGGGCTTTACACGTTGCAACGGCAGAACGTGGATACCGACAACACGGTGACCCGGGCATACGTTTACGGTAGCACGGAAAATCTACCGGTTGGCTACCGGAAAGGACTGGTGGAGCGTCTCTGTCCCCGGGAACGGGATTCGGATAAATATATCCCTTATTTCGAGAACCGGGAGGAGTACCCGAAACTGGTGGAACGGGAGGTCTATTTCGACGACGTGAAACCCTCGTTCACGGGGAGCGTGGACACGATCGGGGAGGACGGGTTGACATTGACCTGTAATGCCATTGATTTCAGCTTGAAAGAGGTGGTCATCGGCAAGGAGGGACGGGTGAACTTCCTGTCGGGTGACCTGACGGGGAAGGCGTTCTCTTTCACGTGTGACGGTGGGTTGGTGCGGACGTTGAAGCTGATCCCGCAGGAGGACGAGATGGCCCCTGCGGGGGACGATGGGAAACGATCGATGATCCCCAACGCCACGTGGCGGGTGCAGGTGGGCGACAAGTTCACGTTCACGGGGATCACGTTGCCGGAGGCGTATGTCCGCACGGCGGAGGCGTTGCTGGCGGAGAAAGGACGCAAGTGGATACGGGCGCATTCGAGTTTGCGGGTGAAGTATAACCTAGATGTAGATTACCGCTACGTGCGGGAGAAGGGGATCGTGTTCAACCCGGGGGATGTCGTGGGGATTGTTGTTCCCGGGATGGAGACGGTGCAGCGATTGCGGCTGACCTCGGTGAAAAAGCAGTTGCACACGGGTAAGCTGACGTGCGAGGTGTCGAATTACCTAGAGGTGAGCCTAGAGGATGCCTTGACGGCGAAGATCCAAGAGGTGAAGAGCAGTATAGAACTGGACCGGAGCGAGGTGTTGAATGCCGTTAACGCCACGCGGGAGTGGACGACCCGTAATTTCGGACGGTTGGCCGACGAGATGACCGACGGGGAGGCCATCGTGTGGGATGCGGACGGGTGGCAGATCAAGACGGTGGCCCAAGTGCCTGATGCCGCAAGATGGAACACGCATACGTTCGACGACTATATGGATCAAGCCGTGAAGACGGGGAGTGACGTGGTGTTCAAGAACCTGGAAGTCGGGACATTCATCCCCGGGATGATCGGCGGCAGCGGGGTGAGGATGGACGAGAACGGGTACGCCGAGATGACGGGATTGACGTTGCGGGAGTTCCTTGAAGTGCCGGAATTGCGGTTTAACCGGGTGGATGTGGTCAGCGGGGAGTTGTGGAACTCCATCGCCTACGGCACGGTGGAGAGCGTGGACACGGCAAACCGGGTGGTGACCCTGAAATTAGAAGAAGGGGAATTGGCGGGGCTGCACGTGAATGATATTTGCCGGGGAATATTCCATAACCTCACAGGGAATGCTGACGGGAACCGGGTGGACTGTTGCGGGTTCCTGACGATGGCCGGGTTTTCGACGGTTTATTTCACGCCGACGGAGATCGTGGGGAACGGGAAGTTCCGCTACGAGTTGAAACCCGGCACGAGCGTGCATCCCTGCCCGGCGATGAAGTTTGCCGTGTACGGGAATTTCACGGACAAGACCCGGCGGGCTTCGGCCTATTCAACAAGGACGTACAAGCGTTACCTGACGGGAGTGGCCACGTGGGAGGTCGATCCCGAACGGAACATTGCCATGCAGTTCGGGGATTTGTCGGGACTGCACGTCGGGGGTGTTTCGATGGAGGGCTACTCGGCTTACCTGAATAATATTTACATGAAGGGACACCTAGAGTTCACGGACGGGCAACGGGAGGAATTGAAAGGGGAGAACGGTTACACGGTGTTGTTGACGACTTACGACGCGGTAGTGGCGGTGGACAGTGAGGGGAAGATTGATTCGTCGCTTTATGACATCGTGAACGTGGTGGATGGGGAGGAGCTGGTGAAGGCGGGGAATGATACGGTGGTGGTTTCCCGGTTTAAGATTCAGACCCGGATTCAGGCGTATAAGGCCGGGGCATTGACTTACGCGGAGACGCCCGGAGAGGGTGAGTATGCGGTGGCGTTGACGGCGAAGGGGTGCGAGTATGTTTTCGCGGATGGCGTGTTGACGATCACGAAGATCATGGTGGACAAGGCCACCGTGGAGATCGAGGTGAATTGCGAGGGAAAAGAGGTCTTCTTGAAGTTGTTTACCCTGACGAGATTGTACGGGGGATCGGATGCAGTGTACATGGACCTGACGAACGAGAATGCCTCGGTGACTTGTGACACGGAGGGTGTCGTGACGGGGAGTATTCCGGGATCAACGGCTAAAGTGTACGTGGGGACTGCGCTGGACGGGGCTTGGAGTTTCTCGGGCAGTTTTTCCGGTTGTACAGGATCGGTGAATGCTTCCACGGGGGCGATCACGGTGACCGGGTTGACGGAAGATAGCGGGTCGGTGACGGTGACAGCGACGAAAAGGGGGTACGCCTCGTTGACGGCCGTGTACAGCCTGTCGAAAGCCTACCCGGGACCAAACGGGGAACCCGCCGTGGTTTACAGCGTGCGCCCTTCTGCGGACGTGATCGTTAAGGATAAAACGGGAACATTCACTCCCGCCTCGATCAGTTGCGAGAAGTTGAAGCAGATCGGCAATTCCGCCCCGTACGTCACCACGGAGAAAACATTGAAGTACCAGCTATCGGACGGCAACCTGACCGACTACACGGGTGCGGTAAGCGTGGGCAGTGCCACTTGGATCGAATTCACGCTCTACGAGGGTAGCACGGTGCTGGATCGGGAACGGGTGCCGGTGATTGCGGACGGGAAGGATGGGATTGATGCGAATTTGTTGGATTGGATTGAGGAGTGGAACGGGAACAAAACCGATGTCGGGAGAGAATTAATCATTTCTCCCCGGATGGTTGCCGGGAAAAAAGAGAGTAGTGGCAAATTTACCGGGGTGATGTTTGGCCGGGATATGATAGAGGTTAATGGAGTGATGCAGACGGGATTATTCGGAATGAAGAATGGTGATTTAACCTTTTCCATAGATGCTCAAACGGGAGATGCTTTTTTCGGTGGAACTGTCCTTGTTCGAAAAGATGCTAAGAATTATGTGACAATGAATTACAAGGATGCGAACGATTGGGGATTGAAAGGAGTTGTTAATGGTAACGAGGATAAGCCTGTTTTTCAACTTGGGAGTACGAATCAAATTGGGGAATTTATGATTGAAGGCGGCTTCCTCAGGGGAAAATGTGTGCTACTTACCAATTCAAATATCAGGTTTGACCGGGATGATGGTGCGGTGGTGAATATTGGAGCTCTTCCCGGAGAGGGTTTAGGAGGAGCGCCTGTTCTAGGCTATTTAAAGGACGGGAAGGGTTCTGCCCCTGAATTTGATGCTACGAACTCCGTGGCGTTGTTTCTCGGAAGTCAATATTATAAACCTTACGGGAGTCTTGACAGTTATGCGAAGTACGCCTTGTATGCTCAAGGGATGAGTATGTTGCATAGTGTATCTACACGAGTTATTGACGGAACGTTCGATGGTGGTATGTCAGATTGGAATTGGCGAGTGTTTTTACATCATAATTCAAAATTTATTGACACGACGTTGGATGCAAGTAAAGGCTATAGCGGGCAGTTAATCACGGTGGTAAATAGCAATTACGATAACCAAAACTTGATTGTGAGAGGCTTTTATCAGTTCCGGAACGATGGTAGCGTAATTGATGATGCGGTGGAGATTACAGATGGTGGGGCGGAGGTGAGTTTTGTGAAATATAAGGGAAAGTGGTTTTTCCTCGGAAGGTCTGGGAATGTTAAGTTTTAAGGAGCGCAGTTTGAAATAAAATAAAAAAAGTGTGAAATGATAATGGAGTTTTTAAAAACGGGAGATTTTTCAATGATCTTGACAAGGGTGTACGTTATCCTTGCGATGTGGGCGATCATGTGTATCGGGGTTTGTATGGACTTGTGGGCGGGGGTGAATAGTGCTAGGGCTAGGGGAGAAGTGATAAACTCGGGTGGGTTCCGGCGGACGATCGGGAAACTGGGGGATTATTGGCGGATACAGGTGATGGCGTTGATTTTTGACGTGATCGGGAGTTGTATCCCGTGGTATGAATATCCTTATGCCTCGATGATCGTGACGGCGGCGATCGTGCTGATCGAGGGACGGAGCGTGTGGGAGAACGAGCGGGCGAAAAAGGGAAACGTGGCGAAGTTGCCGGCAGCGATCCGGGATATTATCAATTGCACGACGGCGAAGAGTGCCGAGGAGTTGTTGAAAAAGATAAAAGAACTGGATGATGGACAAAAGGCAACTTAGGAACTTGATTCGACGAGTACTGATCGGGATCGGGGGGTACTCGGAGGAGGCGGAAAACTTGCTGATGGGGACGGCAGCCCAAGAGTCGGCATTGGGTGAATATATCCGTCAGTTGGGGAACGGTCCGGCCTTGGGGATTTTCCAGATGGAACCGGAGACTTTTGATGACATCGTGCGGAACTATTTGTCGTATCGGCCGGATTTGTGCCGGAAAGTGCTGATCGTATCCGGCGTGATCAATTTGAAAAGTGAATACTTGGAATATAATCTGGCACTGGCAATCAGCATGACCCGGATGCACTACGCCCGGGTTCGGGAAAAGATTCCCTCGGACCTGACGGGATGGGCGGGGTACTGGAAACGGTTTTACAATACCCCGCAAGGCAAAGGTACGGAAGAGGAATTCGTGTATAATTATAAACAATACGTGTTATAGATATGGGAACATTAGATATAAAGAATTTTCCGGCTCATGGCGTGTCGGATGAAGATACTTTTTTGATGACGGATGCGAAGAACGGGTTTGTGGCGGGGAGCATGACGTTGAAGGATATGAAAGAGAAGGTTATTACCCCGTTACTCAAGGCCTTATCACTGGATTACGAGTTGTTGACTCAAGCGGAATATGACGCTATCGGGAAAAAGAAAGAAGGGACATTGTATGCTATCGAGGAAGACGGGAAACTGGTAAGGACATATATCGGCTCGTTGCCCCTGACGGTGGGAGGCACGCTGGGAAGTTTGGATAACGTGGACGAGGAGGCGGATCATGCCGGAAGCGAGGACGTGGTGCTGATGCGGGCGAAAGGAAGCGGGACGTGGACACTGAAACGCCTGTCGGAAATCGGCGGCGGGGGTGGGGGAACCGGGGTGCAACGTAATGTCCGGATCGTGAATAATTTGGATAGCAAGAATATTTCGGCCAGCAAGGGAGAGCCTTGCTGGTTGAATTTCACCTTCGTAAGTCAAGAACGGTACGCAGATTCCGAGCCGTACGAGGACACCGGGGAGCGGGGACTACTGCAAATATCGGTGAGGAACGGGGATCATTCGGATTATTTGGTCGTGAAACAGGTATACGTGAATAGTGCTTCCCCGGTGGCCCTTGACGTGGCCGAGTTTTTGAGTTCGGGAGCCAATAACGTGATGATCAAGGTGACGGGGGAGGTTACGGAAATCACGACACCCGCTTTTGTTTATACCGTTCAACTGACGGCGTTGTCTATTTTTGCCGATAATTTCCGGTGGTGGACAGCTTACTCGGGGGCAATTATCTTGCCGTTGAATATCGGGGGAAATATCGCGAAGACGTTGCACGTTTCAATGTCGGGAAAAGATTATAACGAGTCGTACGAGGTGGCGATCGGGACGAACGTGTATATCGAGACAGCCTATAATTACACGATTCCTCACCCGGGGAAGACGGGGGTGTTCCGGGTGTCGGCATACGTGGCGAATTCGGACGAGAGTATCAAGACGAAGACGGTTGCTTTCAACATTATTTGTGCTGTTGCCGAGGAGCGGGTGAAACTGATTGCCATTAATAACGTGTTGGAGAAGGCCACGAACTGGGTGGAGAACACGTTGTTCGATTACGCCATGTACGACGGGGATAGCGTGAGTACGTTTGCCCGGTTCGTGATCATGAAGGAGGGGCAACAAGTGTTTTCCTCGAATGAAAACAGCATTGCCGTGTCGACCAAGCACACGTTCTCTCTTCCCCTAGAAATAGACACGTTGGACAACAGCGAGTTTTCCATCCAAGTGGAGGTGCTTGACGAGTCGGTTGCACTGACGTCACCACTCGTTTTCCCCGTGAACAACTCGCTGGGATATTCCGCCGTTGCGGGGGCGACCTTGTACGTCAACCCGCGTACTCGCAATAACCGGCAGGAGAATTACCGGGAGGTGGTGAACGAGATGAATGGGACGGCGATTGCTGCCGGGTGGAAGAATATGAACTGGGGAAACGACGGGTGGGTACCGGATTCGGACGGGAACCGGGTGTTGCGGCTGATGGCGGGTTCCTCGCTGACGATGGCTTATTATCCCTTCGCGAGGGAATGCGCCCGGGTCGGAAAGACACTGGAGATTGATTACCGGGTGGATCACGTGACGGATTACTCGAAACCGATCGTGACGATTTCCATGCCCGACGGGGTGTCGTTCACGGGGCTGAACATTTACGCGGATCAGATCGTGATGCACTCGCAGTCGCTCCGGGAGGACAGCGTGCAGAGCCTCCACACGTTCGAGGGAAAGCGGACCCGGTTCACGCTGACGATTCTCCCGATGGCGTACGGGAATCCGGATTTTAATCTCTGTATCCTGTATATCAACGGGGTTAAGAACCGGGAGTTCGCTTACGAGGATAATGATTATTTTGCCCAGAGAGGGGGCATCGTGATCGGCTCGGACTGCGCAGATGTGGATATATACGGAATCCGGGAATACGATTCCGGCCTGACATCGCAGGGTGTGTTGACGAATTATATCAACTGGTTATCCGATTCGGCAGAAAAGGCCCGTGTCCGGCTGTATAACGATATTCTGGACGGGAACGGTTCGGAGGTGGATTTCGACAACACGAGGGATCAGTTTAATTGTCTCGTGTTTGACAACACGATTCCCTCGATGGCCGACCAGACAGCACGGGTGGGTAATTTGGACGTGCTGTTCACGGACCACCCGGAATGGAACGTTTCGATTTCCGGAGTCACGGCGAAAGGACAGGGTACGTCCTCGATGAAGTACTGGATATGGAATACCCGCTACCAACTGGACAAGGCAAAATCGGTGATCACTCATGCCGACGGGACGACAAGCACGAAGAAGTGGCAGATGGTGCCGTGGATTCCGGCAGGACAGAAGTTTACGGCGAAGAAGAATTTTGCCTCCTCGATGCAGTCGCACAAGATCGGGTCGGTGAATGCTTATAACGATTTGTACCGGGAAGTCGGGTTGAGGAACGAGGCGATGGAAACGGAGCAATACGCGGATGCCCGCGTGGCGGTGTACCAGATGCCTTTCGTGTGTTTCGAGAAGTCTGTGAACGAGGAGGGACGCACGGTGTACACGTTCCGGGGATTGTACACGTTCGGGCCTGACAAGGGGGACAAGTACACGTTCGGTTTCGACACGGATTTGTTCCCGAACCTAATCAGTATCGAGGGATCGGATAACTCGCCATTATGTACGCTGTTTCGGGTGCCTTGGAATAAAAACGTGTTGTATAATAGTGATGAAGAGGCTTTCCAGTATAACGGGGCGAATAGCTGGGATGCCGGAGAGGGTAAGGTGGAGAGTATATCGAAGTTTATCCCGGCATATAATATCGTGTATGAATGTTCTCCCCGTTTGTTGCCTTTTGACGGGACCCCGGAAGAGTTGAACGAGCAGGCCGCCGCGATGAGAACTCGGCCATGCGAATTCTGGATTGCCAAGGCGGGAGACGGGAGCCGATTTGACGTGTATTATTTCGAGGCGTCGTTGAATCGTTTTATCCCCTCGGACATGGGGAAGGGGGAGATTAATCTGGTCACGCAACTGGTGGATAAAGGGTACGGGCTGTCGGCTGCCGACCTGTCGGGAAAGACGAACGACGAGTTGAACACGTTATTTGTGAATGCCCGGATTGCCAAGTTCAGGGCGGAGGCTCCGTTGTACTGGGACGTGGATGACACGTTGTTTTTCATGAATAACGTGGAGTTTAACGCGGGAACGGATGAGCGGGCGAAGAACACGTATCCTTACTCGTTCGGGACAGGGACGAGTCGTTTCCGCTGGCGGGTGGACGATGCGGACACCCGGTTTGACACGACGAACCGGGGATTGCCGGACAAGGAGTATAGCGTGGAGACGCATGACACGGATGAAACCGGGGCCTCGATCTGGAACGGGGAAACGAATAATTTCTTTAACCTGATGGAGTTGGCTTTCCCGGAGGAGAAGGTGGCCAGTATGCGACGGATGATGACGGCCATGCAGGCGTTGGGCGGTTTGAAGTCGGGGAATGATCTGGAAAAGATTTACGCTTTCTACCAGAAGTATTTCTTTGACGAGGCACAGGAGTATTTCCCGGCAAATTCATACAATGCCGATGCCAGATATTGTTACGAGAACGGGAAACTGGCTTATAGTGCCGGAATTTATTCGAACGACACGGACCCGATCACGCAGTCGCTTGGCGACCACTATCAAGCGGAGCAGCGATGGATCACGAAACGTATCCTGTATATGATGTCAAAGTATAGTTTCGGTTTGTTCTCGGCCGCGGGAACGGACACGATCACGGTACGTGCCGCCGGAAACACGATCACGTACGATCTGACCCCGGCGATGGACATGTATCCGGCAATTGCCAACGGTACATCGATTATCCGGGGCGAACGGACCCGGGCAGGGGAGACTTGTTCCATGGAGATTGAACTTTCCGGAACGGGCGACCAGCAGAATGCGATACAGGGTGCCTCTTATTTACAGAACATCGGGGATTGGTATGACAAGAACGTGCAAGGGTCCATGGTGATACAGGGACGGATGCTCCGGGAGATTCGCCTGGGGAGCAAGACGGGGCATATCGTGATCTCGATCACGTCGTTGACAATTTCGAATTGCACGTCGTTGCAAAAACTCGTGTTGTCGAATATTGCTACGTTGAGTGGTACGTTGAACCTAACTTCCTGCACGCACTTGCAAGAGGTGTATGCTGACGGAACCTCCCTTTCGCAGATGAAACTTCCGACGGGTGGTAGTATGCGGGTGATCGAGTTTAGTCCCCGCAATCAGTACCTGTCACTGTCGAACTACCCGTTGCTCCCGACGGAGGGAGTCAGGATGGATCAATGTAAGCATATTATCACGGACTTTTTCGTGGAGGATTGTCCGTTACTTCACCCGGTGAAGTTGCTGGTAGAGATGATGGAGGCCCAGAAAGAACAGGGGACGGAACACGCTTTGAAACGGGTGCGGCTCGTGGGATTTAACGAGACGTACGATAGTTCGGATATACTTGATAAGTTGGCAAGTTTGGCAGATGGGAGTTACGAGGGATTGAGCAGTGAAGGAATTGCCGGGGAAGACCCGGTTCCGGTGCTGGACGGGACGTTGAATATTCATGCGGATGTTTACGAGGAGTCGATCAATGCTTTACGGAGTAAATTTAATAGGTTGGTGTTGAATATCACAGGAAATTATTATGTCCGGTTTAAAGACCCGGAATTCCACCGGCTGGTAGTGAAGAGATGGAGTACGGACGGGGTGGGTGTGACTCGTAAACAGTTGGCAGCCGTGACAGATTTTCCTAATGATTATTTTAAGGATAATAAGGAAATAACAGACCTGTCTGATTTTGCAGAGAATTTTGTGAATGTCAATTTGTTTAAGCAAAGAACATTTGAAAATTGTACCGGATTAAAGACAATAAGTTTGCCTAATGAAAAGATAGATACGTCAGCAATAGCTATATTTGGTCATACTTCTTTGGATGAAAATGGTATAGATTTATCTTGTTTAACAACATTAGGGTTTGGTATATTTAAAAATTGTAAGTTTGTTCATATTTTTATTCCCAATACATTACTTCTGGATATGGATTATTCTCAACAATGGCAAGATAATTTGAGATTACTTACCATGGAATTGGAAGAAGGTCTTTCGGTTGTTCCGAATTCGTTATGTTCTGGATGTAGTTCATTGATGACCATTACTTTTCCTTCCACTATTACAACAATCGGGAGTAGTGTCGTACATGGATGTAATAATTTGAAAAGTTTTATATGTAAACCAATAACACCTCCTGCATTAGTGAGCGATTTGGGTTATATATATGCTGATTTCAATATCTATGTTCCGGATGAGTCCGTGGAAACATATAAAATAGCTTGGACAAAATATGAGAGTAAAATAAAACCGATGAGTCAGAAACCGGAGAACGTGTAAAAGATTGGATTGATATGAAGACTCTGATTATATGCGGCGTGATTTGTTTGTTGTTGGGATTCTTTGTCGGGAGGTTCACGATGAAGGAGGGGGAAAGAACAACCTACGTGAAGGGTGAGACGATTCGAGATACTATAACGTGCTTTATTCCGGACACGGTTCGCTTGTCCGGAGAAGTACGTTATAAGTACAGGTACAAAACAGATACGGTTTACCGGGATGTTCCGACCGTGGACCGGGAAGGAACGCTAAAGAGTACGATAGAGGATTGGAATTTAATTCGGGATTACAAGAGGACCTTGTTCGATAATGAATCCGGGAAATTAGCTGTGGAGCTTTCCGTGCAGTACAATGAACTGAAACATCTTACTTATGCTTATACTCCCGTGCGGGAACGGGTTATGATTGTAAAAAAGAGTGTGTGGGTGCCGTTTGTTTCGGCATCCTTCTACACGGAAGGTCATGATTTGTCTTTTGGTGGGGGATGTTTTTATCACGACTTGGGATTCCGCATTGAATACAAATTTGACGGTTTTAACGTGGGGCTGATGTATAAGTTTTGA